ATTGCTGGTCTTAAAGAAGAATTAGACGCAGAAATGAATAAGAATGTGGAAGCACGTTCAGCATTGAATGATGCTACTGCGAAAGATATTTTCGGTACAGTTTCTGAAGATTTGACTATGACACAAGTTGAAAAACTTACTTCTCTTGCAGAAGGTGTTGTATTTGAAGACGCAGAATCTTATACAGAAAAGTTAGAAACTCTGAAGGAAGCATACTTCCCTACAGAAGAAAGGAAAGAAGAAGTGATTGCTGAAGGTAAAACTGAAGTAAAAGATTCTGAAGAAATGAGCGAATCAATGAAACGCATCGTATCTTCACTTTCAAGTTCAAAAGAAGCAAGCATCTTAGGTGCTTAACATTTATAGTTAATAAGGAGAAAACATAATGTTTTTATCAGAAGAAATTAAAGATAAGTGGCAGCCGGTTATGGAGCATGCAGATGTTCCAAGCATTAAAGATGCTACTAAACGTGCAATCACTTTACGTCTTTTAGAAAATCAACAAACTGCGTTAGATGAAGCTAACGTTACAGGTGCTAATGTAGATAACTGGGATCCTATCCTAATCTCATTAGTTCGTCGTACTATGCCACAATTAATGGCATATGACACAATTGGTGTACAACCAATGTCAGGTCCTACAGGTCTTATCTTTGCAATGAAATCTCATTACACTGGTGAAGCATCTACTGGTGCTGAAGCACTTACTTTACCTGCTGGAGCTCCTGATACGGACTTCGCTGGTGACGATGGTACTGCTGATGCAATGACTACTGCTCAAGGTGAAGCATTAGGTGGATTTGGTGGCGGTGCTACTACTTACAACGAAATGTCTTTCTCAATTGAGAAGTCTAGTGTTACAGCTAAGACTAAGGCTCTTAAAGCAAAATACTCTTTAGAGTTAGCACAAGACCTTAAAGCAATCCACGGTTTAGATGCTGAGACTGAATTGTCTAACATCCTTTCTGGTGAGATCCTTGCTGAAATCAATCGTGAAATCATCACTACTATTAGTTCACAAGCAACTGCTGGTGCAACTACTGGTACTACTTTAGCAGGAACGTTTGACGTTGCTGATGCAGTTGATAACCGTGGTGCTCGTTGGGGTGGTGAACGTTATAAGTCACTACTTGTACAAATCAACCGTGAAGCAAACTTAATTGCTAAGAACACTGGTCGTGGACGTGGTAACTGGTTAATCGTATCTCCAGATGTTGCATCTGCTCTTGATATGGTTTCTGGTCTTGCTGAGCCTTCAATGTCTCTTGACAATGGTGCTCAACCTGACGTTACTAACAGTGTATTCGCTGGTACATTAGGTGGTAAGTTTAAGGTTTACGTTGACCAATTTGCATCTGCTGATACAGTAGTTGTAGGTTTTAAAGGTTCTAACATGTATGATGCTGGTATGTTCTACTGCCCATACGTTCCTTTACAAATGATGAAGTCAATCGGTGAAGAAGATTTCCAACCGCGTCTTGGATTCAAGACTCGTTATGGTATGACTCATAACCCATTTGCGACTGGTACTGCTGGTGCAAACCCGTACTTCCGCAAGTTTACTGTTACTAACCTGTAATAGTTAAAAAGTTTCCCCTACCTTGGGAAAACCGTTGAGTCTATACCTAAACCCATAGACTCTCATGAAACCCCCTTAATTGGGGGTTTTTTGTGGGCGATTATAAATTATTATAAATATAGGTATGAAAAATCAAAATTTAAACCTCGCAAAATCAACCAATTATAAATTAGTTATTGGGGCAATCCCAGGCGTTGACCTATGGTTGAAAACAGCAATGTTGCCTACAATTACAACAAACGAAGTTCCAATCGCAAACCCAGTTGTTGGTAATATTTACAGACCTACTTCTACTCCAGTTTATGCACCATTAATGGTAACGTTTCTTGTTGATGAAGATTTGAGTAATTATAATGAAGTATTAAAATGGATGTATGAATCATCAGGTCCGGATGCATCAAAACGAACGGTAAATGACGCAGATATGATGCATGATGCATCACTACACATTCTATCAAATAACAAGAATGCTACTGATATGGTATATACATTCCATAATATGTTCCCAACTATTCTTGGAGAATTGCAGTTTAATAATGAATCGGCAGAAGAACTCCTTACCGATATAACACTTCAATTCGACTATATGACATTTACTCAAAAATAACTTGACATTTAGACAAAAGTATAGTATAATATCTATATGAATATAGAACAATTAGAAACCCAAGTAGATAAAGATTTATACCTAGACGAAACAATTCTAGCAAAAGAATCTTTAGCAACACCACTCAAACACAACAAATACCTTAAAATGGTACTTCGTGAACGTTTGAAATTAAAGAAATTAAAAACCGAACTATATAGAGTATCATTAGGTAGAACTAACTATTACAACGGAAACGACCCAGACCCATATGAATATGTGTTAAAGGACAGAGAAGTTAAAGAATACGTTAAGATTGACCCAATGGTGGTTGAGGCAGATGCCCGAGTTGCACTACAAGAAGAATTAGTTAAATATCTAGACGAAGTTTGTAAAATGTTTGTGATACGTGGGTTTGCGATAAAGAACGCTTTAGACGTAATGAAATATCATCAAGGGTTGGTATAATTAAATTATGAGTGATATAGTAGTAACAATTAAAGATGATGTATTTTTACGAGTAGAATCGGAAATGGGTATTGCCCACGAACTATCTTCTTTCTTTACGTTTGAAGTACCAGGCGCAAAGTTTATGCCTGCATACAGGTCAAGGCAGTGGGACGGAAAAATAAGATTGTTCAACGTATTTGGTGGCGAAGTTTATGTGGGACTAATAAACTATATCATTGAGTTTGCTAAACATCGTAATTACACAATAGAATACCCTCAATTAGGAGACCAAGAGTCCCTTGAATCAACTGAGACGTTTATTAAGGGGTTAAATCCGCACTCTAATGGAAACCCTATACTACCCTACGACTATCAAATAAACGCCGTTAATTGGGGGATTACGGAGTCCAGAGCACTCCTATTATCTCCAACATCGTCAGGCAAATCTTTCATGATTTACGCATTGACTCAATACTACCGAAAGAAGTTAAACGAGAAGATTTTAATTATCGTACCTACTACATCGTTGGTTGAACAATTATATAAAGACTTTAAAGATTATGCGTCTGAATTAGACCCAACGTTCTCCGAGGACAACGTTCATAGAATTTATTCTGGTAAAGAAAAAGTTACAGATAAACAAATCATTATCACTACATGGCAATCAATTTATAAATTAAAGAAACCATTCTTTGAACAGTTTGGGTGTGTTATCGGTGACGAAGCACATAACTTTAAAGCAAAATCATTAACAAGTATTTTAACGAAAATGACTGATTGTAAATATAAGTTTGGATTCACTGGTACACTTGATGGGACGACTACACATAAATTAGTGCTTGAGGGATTATTTGGTGCTATCAGAAAGGTAACTACTACTAAAGAATTAATGGATTCTGATACAATTTCAAAGTTACACATTGAAGCAATTACCTTTAAATATGATGACGCAGAAAGAAAGTTCGTAAAACCGATGACATATCAAGAAGAAATTGATTTTCTAATTGGACATGTAAAACGTAATAAATTTATTTGCGATTTAACTTTAAGTAGAACTAAAAATACATTAGTGTTATTTCAATTTGTAGAAAAACATGGAAAACATTTATTCAATTACTTAAAAAAGAAAGAACCAAACAGACCAATATTTTTCGTATCAGGGAGTACAAAAGTTGATGAAAGGGAACGTATTAGAGAGATTACCGAGAGTAGTTCAAATGCCATTATTGTTGCTTCATACGGTACTTATTCTACTGGTATCAATATTCGCAATCTTCATAACATTATTTTTGCTCACCCCAGCAAGTCTCGTATCAGAAATTTACAGTCAGTTGGTAGAGGTTTACGAAAGAGTGAAGGAAAAGGTAAAGCAACGTTATTTGACATAAGTGACGACTTATCATGGAAGAAACACAAGAACTTTTCATTGAAACATTTCATTGAAAGAATAAAGATTTACAACACAGAAAAATTTGATTATAAACTAAGGACAATAAAATTATGAATATATCAGTCGTACACATGAAACACACAGGAACAGAAGTTATCTGTGACCTAATTGAAATGAATGAAGAGAACATGGCAATCACCATTAAAGACCCACAGACAATTGGAGTTGTATCCCAAGAAGGAAATAAAGTTCAAATGGGATTTAATCCATTCTTAATGAGCTGTAAAGATAACATCATCCATATTTCATTAAATGATATTTTGTTCATCGCAGAAGCATCAGAACAAATTGCAGAGAACTATGAACAAATGTTTGGTGTTGGTTCTGGTCTAATTCAACCTAAAAGCAAAATAATTACATAATCGCTTTACTTTCACAGAATTGTATAGTATAATAGTTGTTATATTACGCATATAAATAACAATTTCTGCCTAGAACGTGAAACCTAGGATAGTAGCAATTCTGTGAAGTGAGCAGACTATAATATTCGACATACTGAATTGAGGTCTGTAATTTGATACCACCGTGTAAGTGGTTAAATAATTAAGATAATCGTGTCAGGGTATCACCACGTATTGGTTTTATTACCCGTTAGAGATAAATGAGTTTACATTTAGTGGCAAACAGGAAACCGTAACCTGTCTCTTAATTTCTTCACGCGTCGTTAAAGACATATCTAATAAGTTATTCTAAAATAATAGAACAAGGAGCAATCTTTGATTGCGACTTCTAACGAACGAAGTGAGTTAGAAAGGTAAAGTGATGTATGATTATCTTTCTTAATGTATATTAACTGTTCTTATCTTTTTACTACATGTAATAATGGTACTACACCTTCTAACTCACTTCGCTCGTTAGATCTCCCTTCGGTCGAGCTTTATATTAATTTCTAAATACTTTACTTTTCATTCTTTTTAGGGTATAATATATCTAATAACATAATTTCAGAAGGATAGTCTAATGACTCTTAAGGTTAAAGCAGTAGATAAAGATAATAAAAACCATTACATCAATAATAAAGATTTTCTAGCAGCTTTGATTGAGTATCAAAAAGACATCGCAGATAAAGAAGCGCTTGGTGAGAAGAAACCATATGTAACTGATTACATTGCTAGATGTTTCCTACAAATTGCTCAAAGGCTTTCTTTCCGACCTAACTTTATTAATTACACGTATAAGGATGATATGATTTCGGATGGTCTTGAGAACTGTCTTGCTTATATGCATAACTTTAATCCTGAAAAATCAAATAACCCTTTTGCGTATTTTACTCAAATAATCTACTACGCATTCCTTAGACGTATCCAAAAAGAAAAGAAACAACAGTATGTTAAGTACAAGTATTTTGATACATCTGGTGGTTTTGAACAAATGGATTCATTACAAGAACATGATAAAGAATCTTTTGACTACATTAATGACCAAGGTTCTAGTGATTTTCATATTCACATTAAAGAGTTCATTGATGATATGGAAGCGAAGGAATTAGAAAAGAAAGCAAAACGTGATGCTAAGAAAGCAGAAAAAGAAGAAAAAGAAAACCTCAATAACCTTTCAATGTTTATGGTGTGTAAATGAAGGTCGCAGTAATAACCGACACTCATTTTGGAGCAAGAGGGGATAACAAAGCATTTTCTGATTACTTTTATAAGTTTTGGACTAACACTTTCTTTCCGTATTTAATCGAAAACGACATCAAAACTATCATTCATTGTGGTGATTTGATGGATAGACGTAAGTATGTAAACTTTGATACGTTAAATAATATGCGTAATAAATTCATCAAACCTATGATGGATAATGATATTACAATGCACACTATTGTAGGTAACCACGATACTTATTATAAAAACACAGTTGATGTTAATTCTGTAGAACAACTTTTTGATATTAATGGTACATCCCCTATTGTTGCATATTCTGAAGCAAAAACTTTAGAACTACCCGACGGATACAAGGTTGATATGATACCTTGGATTAATACCGACAACGAAGAAACCATAATGGAATTTATTAAGAATTCTAAATCTTCTATTGCTTGGGGTCATTTTGACTTACAAGGGTTTGAAATGATGAAGGGTGTTAGTTCTATGTATCACTCTCGTTCTACGGATTTCTTAAAGAACTACGAAACGGTTTACTCTGGACACTTTCATACAAAATCCGATAATGGTCATATCTTTTATCTAGGAAACACATACGAAATTAATTGGAGTGATTTCAACGATAATCGTGGGTTTCATATTTTCGATACTGAAACATTAGATTGTATTCAAATTGTAAATCCATATAAACTACACGCTAAGGTTTATTATGACGAAAATGAAAAAGAAACTCAACTTGATGAAGATTATGATGGACAAATCGTAAAGTTAATTGTAACTACAAAAACAGACTTTGCTCATTTTAATTTATTGGTCGAAAAGATGGAACGTGAGTCTGAAACTTTAACAATCGTAGAAGACCATGGATTATTAACGACCGAGCAGGTTGAATTTGACACTGAGGACACTATCACGACATTGAATAAATATGTAGAGGGTATGAATATTGATAACGAAGAAGAGGTTAAACGGATTTTGAACGAAATTTATGTTGAGGCAATCGCACTATGATCAATTTCCATACGGTGAAGTGGAAAAACTTCCTATCAACAGGTAATAAGTTTTCTACTATCGACATTGACGAAACTAAGACTACATTAATGATTGGCACAAACGGTGCTGGGAAATCTACAATGATGGATGCTATTTCGTTTGGTCTATTTGGTAAACCTTTTAGAAAGATTAGAATCGGACAACTGGTAAACTCTATCAACTGCAAAAATATGTCAGTAGAATTAACATTCACTACTGGTGGCAAGGAATACCTTATCAAACGTGGATTGAAACCTGCAAAGTTTGAAATATACGTTGATGGTGCTTTACAGAATCAAGATGCAGCCGCAAGAGACCAACAAGAATTCCTTGAAAAATACATTCTTAAAATGAATGAAAAATCATTCCGTCAAATTGTTGTATTGGGTTCTGGATCATTCGTTCCTTTTATGAGATTGGGTGCGGCAGAAAGACGTTCTATTATTGAAGAGTTATTAGATATCCAAATCTTTGGTGTTATGAACGATTTAGTCCGCGAACGAGTTTCCTCTAATAAGAGAGAACTTAGAGATTTATCTCATCAAATTGAATTATTGGAACAAAATATTAGTTTACAAGAAACTCATTTAAAGTCAATGAACGAAGATAAACAATCTATCATTGATAAGAAGAAATCTTTTATTGCAGATTACATGAATGAAATTGATGAGTTGGAAACTGAGGTTTTGGAGTTAGAGAAAACTACTACGGACTTTGCTAATTTAAATCGTCAGTCCGTTGCTCTTGGAGAATACCATACTACATTCGTATCGAAAATAGATACGATTAATACCCGTATTCGTAACATTATGGATAGTTCTACTTGTCCTACTTGCGAGCAGGAAATAGACCTACCTCATCAAGAGAAAATGGGGCACGATTTAACAACTCAACGTGATGGACTTGCCGAAGCATTGATAGACGTTAAATCTAAATTTAAAGGTGTTAAAGAATCAATTTCTGTCATTCAGCATACATTAGATGAAATTACTAATAAGAACCATCAAGTGACTAATCTTAATGATACTTGTACTAGACTTAATACTGAGATATCTGAAACTCTAAACGAAAAGGTTGAAAACGTAGATAATGAAGAACTTCAATCTAAACATACTCAAATGATAATACATCGTGATGAGAAGTATGATTTACAAGAAGACAAACACCACCTTAATACCGTTCAAGAACTATTAAAAGATACTGGCATTAAAACCGTTGTTATTAAAAATTACTTACCCCTGATTAATCAATTAATTAATAAGTACCTTTCTGCTTTGAATTTCTACATCAATTTCGAATTAGATGAAAATTTTAACGAAACGATTAAATCCCGTGGTCGTGATGAGTTCGCATATGGGTCTTTTTCTGAAGGTGAAAAATTAAGAATCGACTTAGCATTGTTATTCACTTGGAGAGAAATCGCTAAGTTAAAATCCTCCGTAGCAACAAACCTATTAATCCTTGATGAAATCTTTGACAGTTCGTTAGACTCCACTGGTATTGAAGATTTCCTAGGCATTCTAAACTCACTTGGAACTGAAGCAAACGCATTTGTTATCTCTCACAAAGGTCAGCAAATCATTGATAAGTTCGGTCGAGTTATCAAAATCACAAAAGACAAAAACTTTTCTAAAATCGCCTCGGATTAAAATCATAAGTAAATCTTATGATTATTTGACTAATGTTAAAAATATATTAGTCAAATAGTTGCCCAAGCTCCCATTTTTACGGTATAATACTAGTATAAATGATAAAAAAGGAGTTACTTATGTCTGACAATAATTTTGAAGTTTCTTAATACCCTTAAAACAAAAGGTGGTATTCTTCTACCTATTTGCCAGTTTTAGGGTATAATAGGTAGTATAAATGATTGAAAAGGAGTGTTTAAAATGACTAAAATTAATATTGATTCTAAAGGTTCGCTAGCAAAATTAATGGCTACTGAAAACCTCACCGTCCAACATAAAAAGGTTTCTACTGCATCGTTTGATGTTAAAAACCGTGTTCTAAATCTACCAATCTGGGAAGATATGTCTAACGTTATGTATGACGGTCTTATTGGTCATGAGGTTGGACACGCTCTTTACACTCCATTTGATGAGTGGAAAACCTTTGTTGTTGAAAATCCAAATTTAAAAGATTATGCCAACGTTATCGAGGATGCTCGAATTGAACGTATGATGAAAACCAAGTTCCCTGGAATGAAAAAAGTTTTCTTTGGTATGTATGATGAATTGAATATGAAAGACTTCTTTGGTATCGGTAATAAAGAAGATATTAATGAATATGGTATCCTTGACCGAATTAACTTGTTTTTCAAATTAGGTGTTCGTGTTGACCTTGAATTTACCCCTGAAGAAATGGTTTTTGTAAACCGTGCTGATAACACTAAGACGTTTGAAGATGTCCTTGAACTGACTTTAGATCTTGCTGAATATGCTAAGAATGAAGAGTTGAATACTGACTTTGACGACATGGGTGATTATGAAGAGGGTGACGTTGAAGAGGGTGAAGGTAATGAGTCAACCCCTATGCCTTCTAAACCTGGAGAAGATGATAATGAAGGTTCGGAAGAATCCTCTGGTTCTAGTCCAAACGGCAAAGATGGTGAGAGTGATGAGGGTGATGATTTTGATGGTGAAAATGCTTATTCTGATGGTTCTGG